AGGCAAGATCTCCGTTCCTGCTAATCACGCACTGGACACGACGACCGAAATCGGCCTGTCCGTTGAAAGTCTGTTCGATCGACTCAATCGCGAAGTTTGTGTACCTGCGGTACGTCACTTTCCAAAAAGTTATCTGAGGATTACCCGTAAGGTAAACATCTTGAGCGCCATAGGCTACGAGTTGCATAAGTCCACCTCCCATTGTATTATATAATGGCTAAAGAAAAAAAATTTTTTAAAAACAATTAATTCAAAATAAAATTGATATATAAAAGGTTTTTGTTTATATATGTAAACAAATGGAGATTAGTAAAAACGACAAATTTATTGAAAAAGCCATAGCAATTCACGGCGACAAATATGATTATTCTAAGGTGACTTATAAAACTGCTAAAATAAAGATTATTATAGGATGCAAAGACCACGGGGAGTTTGAACAGACACCAAGCAATCATTTGTCTGGGTTCAATTGTCAAAAATGTGCAAATAATGGTAAAATGACTACCGAACAGTATGTGAGCAGGGCTACTATCGCACACAAAGACAAATACGATTACTCTAAAGTGAATTATGTGAATGCCGATAAAAAAATTACAATTATTTGCAAGGAACATGGTGAATTTGAACAGATTCCGGATTTTCATCTAAATCGTAAATGCGGATGTCCTAAATGTGCGAATAATGTTACACTTACGATTTATGAATTTACAGAAAAAGCCAATAAAATTCACGGAGATAAATATGATTATTCACAGGTTGAATATATAAACAATCGGGCCTATATTGATATAATATGCAAAGAACATGGAATTTTCACACAAAAACAATTCAGTCATTTGCTTGGTATAGGCTGTCCTCATTGCATCAACAAGACAGAGTATAAATTCTTTACCATACTACAATCTAGATATCCAACAGTTAAACGTCAATTCAAAGCAGATTGGTGTAAACAAAAACGCTGCCTTCCATTTGATTTTGCGATCGAGGAACATAAAATAATAATAGAATTAGATGGACCGCAGCATTTTACACAAGTTGCAAACTGGCGTTCTCCTGAACTTCAACAAGAACAAGATTTATTCAAGACGAAATGTGCAAATGAGAACGGGTATTCAGTAATTCGTGTCCTACAAACAGATGTAGCAAACGATTTGTTAGATTTTGATTATTTGGTAAGTTGTATCGAAGAGAAGGGAATAAAAAAAAAAATTATTTGTAAAAACAAGGATTTATAATTCAACTCCCTTTTAGAAAAGGGAACAAAATTTTGCTCGCCACGGGGGCAAAGCCCCCGTAAACCCCATTTTGATCCACTTTTTTCAAAAGTGGATTTTTAAAAGCGACTTGGTCTGTTTCATTTCAAAACTAAATTGGGTAATCGACGCGCATGAATATGTCATTCCAATTTCATTCAAGCAACCATTTACATATTTTATGATTTCTTGAGTCTCATCTATAATCGTTGTATCACACTCGTTTTTTTCTGACAATTGCGAGTTTGATCGCAGACGGAATAAAATGTCAGTGACAGTGGTAACTAATAAATTGATCACGTTGTATATTTCGGTTTTCAGTGAAATCGCCTTTTGTCGCCTCAGCAACAACGACTTGAAGTGTTTTTCGTCGATCGTTTTATTGAGGTAAGCAATACGAATATCAAGATTCGCGTCAACCCGATTATGTTGCGCCAAGTCATTGTATTCTCTCGTTTCAATACAAGTTATCGCCGTGTTGACTACGTGGTTTATGAAACCGCACTCTATTTTTGAATGTTTGTCGAAGTACAGTGGAAGTGAAGTTATAAAATGTTGGGTGAGCTCGGTAACACACGGAACATCGCCCGGTTCGCGTTCTAATCCCCCGTTTTGACGACGCCATTCGTAGTAGTGGGGATTGTGAATTTTTGTTTCGATGTTTCCCGTTCTCCAACTGAATGCGGTGTGACATTGAGAGCACCACATTTGGTCACATCCGTCGATCTTAAATATATCCGCTTGACAACCCGGACACGACTTTGTGTCAGTCTTTAGCAGCTTTACAGTTTCAACTGTGTTTGGATCACAACAGTGTTCGTCATCGCTTTTGATTTCATGACAGTCCATACATGTTTTCTTTTGACACAACCCACAATTCCATTTTGAAGTGACAAATCCGCGACATTCTGGATCTGCGCATTTACGTACAAATGTGCGTCTGGTTGTTTTCCTGTTGAGTTTACGCAACTTGCGATTAATACCCTCATAAACTTGTAAATATAATTCGCGCTCCTCTCTTGTCTCTTCGGCTATAATAATATCCTGTGTTTTTTTCGTTTTCTTGGCTGTTCGAATTTCATTCATTATGTGTTTGAGTTCATCAAACAACCCGGACCGCCCCCCGCTCGCCTTGAAATAATTTTCAAACCTTTCATCTTGTGGACCTAGATCTTGTAAATCCGTGGTTTTCCTTTTATTTTCTTGTTTTTGTAACGACAAATCCCGGATTTTACGAATTGCCTCAATGCGCACGATGTTCAATCCCCGAGCTGTTCGAGTAACATTATACAGGTTATAAAGACTGACTTTGGACTGGTGTGAGAGCTGTTCTCGTCGTAGCCTATCCTCAATAACTATTTGGGTTTGTGGCATCAACGCAAGCTCTTGTTGAAACAAGACATTTTGCTTATGAGCCTTTAAAGTTTTGTTTATATATGTTGCTGAGAAATGTTTATTCATAAAATTTCTCGACCACTCTCCCGCACATACCGTATTCATACAACCCTGGACATTCGTGGATAACAAATATGTTTGACAACACGCCGAACATGCTTCGAATTTACAATATTCGCAGTTTATGAGCGGTCGCCTCTTTGCGTCAAAAGCATCTGCGCAAATACTACAACATTGAGGTTCCATTTTAATTCGTGTTGAATATCATTTAAGACTAATTATCATTTCAATTATTTTTGGTATCATACCCAACTTTAAGGTTGTTCTTCATAAAAGCAACTAAATAATCGTCGTGTAAAATCTCTTTTCTTCCTTCGTGGTTTTTCGTGAACACGTAAGAACCGTCGCGTTTTTTTAGAGACCATCCATCCTCTATTGCGTTGAACAACAAAACCATTTTCTGGAATTGTAAGGTGTCTATTTTCAAGTTGTCGTTTTCTAAATAGCTGCTAATATCAATTTTGAACTCTGGCATCTAACAAAAAACAAGAAAACTATTAACGTGATTTAACTAATCATTTCCACCTTTTCATAACTTCGTGAAAAAGGTGGATATATATTTTATCACAATAATCAGTTAAATAATAGATACTATTTTATTTAAATGCCATTTAAACACAAAACAACAAAGAAGATTAGTTACAACAAAAAAAATGCTGTGACTCTTGATAATAAGCATATGGAATTTTTAAATGAGTTTTCAAAAGATGATGAATATATAATACCCAATTTAAAATGCGAACGGGTCAAATTGCGTGAAGTTCTAGCGACAAATTTATCAATTGAACAACGAATTGAGACGGAAGAACGTATTCATGAAATAACCCAAAATATAAAGGAATGTAAAAGCAAGAAAAAGGAATATTTTCTTGACAATTCCAAATATATATTTGGTTATTTTGAGAATAAAAAAAATATATCTACAGGTTCCATAACCAATAAAAGCCAAATCCTTAACTCATTCTTTAAAATAAAAGATGAAGAAACATCCGTAAATCAAGACGATAAAAGGAATAATATCGTTCAACAATATTTAAGTAATATTGATGATACGTTTATCAATGTAAACTTATTTGTGTGTCCAACGGATATTTGTAAGTATTGTTTCAAGGGCGAATTAATACCACAAGAAGATGAGGGTACCTTGTTATGTAATTTGTGTGCGAGAAATGTTCCCTATCTAATTGAAAATGAGAAGCCGTCATATAAAGAACCCCCCAAAGAGGTTTGTTTTTATGCTTACAAGAGAATTAATCATTTCAAGGAAATTATCGCACAATTTCAAGGTAAAGAAACGACGCAAATACCCGTAGATGTGATTGAAAATATAAAACTTCAGATTAAAAAGGAGCGAATCGATCTTAACCAAATTACGAATAACAAAACCAAGGAAATTCTTAAAAAGCTTGGTTACAACAAATACTATGAACATATTCCATTTATTAAAGATAAGCTGGGAATAAAACCACCGATAATGTCACAGGAATTGGAAGACACCCTGTGTAATTTGTTTGTTGAGTTACAGGCACCATATTCTAAATTTTGTCCTAATGACCGTGTCAACTTTTTGAACTATTATTACACCGCCTATAAATTGTGTGAACTATTGGGCGAAGACCAATTTCTGGAACACTTCCCTCTTTTGAAGGATCAAGAGAAACGAATTGAACAGGACACAATTTGGAAACAAATCTGCGAAGAGCTGGATTGGGAGTTCTTTCCGACACTCTAATCCACCTTTTTCCACCTTTAGAAAAGGTGGAGCCAAAAGCAAGAGCGACTGAAAGCAAATCAACAAAAAGGTTATGTAAAAAATACAACTATTTTCACAAGGATATTATATTAGAAAAATTTATAAAATATTTTTCTAATATATATGAAACACATTAAATCACGTAAAAAGACAAAAACGAAAACAAATTTTAGAAAAAGAAACAATAAAACTAGACGAATGACTAGACGAATTAGAGGAGGTTTTATAGATGACCGGAAAAGTGTGGATTTTAACCCGAATCTTGCGTATGACGCAAAACAAACGGGAGGTATACGCCAAAGAGGAGGACAAAATATTGGGGCTGGTTGCCCTGACCCTAACTTTTCCATTTATAATACTAATGAATTGAGTTTGTTTCCTTATAGACCAACTTAACGATTTGACCAATAAGCATCAAAAGTCATATCACGAGTGGTTTGAATGTCCCAAGATATCAAATAAGTTGTTATACTTATTTGATATAACAATTTAAAGATTTGTTACCGTATTATAGTTAGAAACCTCCGGGAAATCTTACTAAATTGGCACCAATTCCAAATCCTGCCCCACTTCTAGCCGAAACCCCCATAGTCGGCACATACGTATCGAGTATGCTAAACGTGGCGGCGGCGGTTAACGCGATTAAGACAATTTCCTCAATATTGAGGGAACGTTTAGGAATGGCATACGCCGCAATAGCGACCATAAGTCCTTCCACAAGATATTTAATTATCCTCCTAACAAGTTCAGCAACGTTGATCAGACTGTTCATTATATTAAATAAAAAGAAAAAAATATATTGTGCGATAAACAACTTAAAATAAAATACCTAAACTAATTAAATGAGTCACTCTAAAATGAAGATTGATGGTTTTGAGCGAAAAGCTGTTGGCGGAAAACAGAACCCTAAATATGTGGACTTGTTAGAAGAGGACAAGGCAATTGCTGGGCAAAAATTTGTGTGTGTATCATTCGTTTCACCTGAAAAGGTCATGAAGCAGAAGGAGATATTTTATTTTGAACAATTCCTAAAGAAGTGGGAATTCAACAAATCAATGGAAAAGTTTGTCCAATTTTTGAATTTTGTTTCTTTCAAATATAACGTTTCATTTGACGATTTGTCAAACGACTTCAAGGAATTTGTGAAGGATGAGAAGGAAAATTTAGTTTCAACCAATATGACGGATGAATATAAAACGTATCTCGACAACAACGAGGAAGAACTCGAAAAGTCGTTTGGCGTCGCAAACAAATTCCAGACTTGCACAAGAGGGTTAAAAATCCGTGGTTCGTATCCCACCATAGAGGAGGCAGAACTGAGGTGTAAGATGTTGAGGGAGATTGACCCCAATCATGATGTGTTCGTTGGGCCAGTTGGGTTGTGGATGCCGTGGGATCCGGAGGCTTATAAAACGGGGAGAGTGGAATATATGGAGGAGGAACTAAATCAGCTCATGCACGAGAAGACGAAGAACGAGTCGAACGCCAAGCATGCGTTTGAACAACGTGTCAAGGAGAGTAAGCAAAAGGCGATTGAAGAGAACATTAAGAATGCTGAAAAGACCGGTAATATGCTGACCCAATCTATCGATGAACAAGGTAATCTGGTGGGCGTAAACAACATTAACACACAAGAGGGTTCAGTTAAAGAAAATGATACCATCTCTGCGGCGGATATTCGAATGGAGTTGTTCGAAGGCGAAAATATCGTTGTTGGTAAAACGGACAATGGAAAGAGCGAACTAATTAGTGGTCCTTTTGCCACGAAAAAGTAAATTTCGCATTATCCAAACAAGAGTTATATTTATATTCGCAAATAAAATATTAAAGATTATTATTTTATTTACAATTATAGGTCTCACAATATAGATAAAATATACTATATTAATTTGAATAAACGAACTGATCGAAGAGAACAAATCGAAAAGGAGCTCAACGAATTTGGTCTGAAATATGAAAGATTTGAAGCAATTGAAACTCATGGTTTTGGTATACATGGTTGTGGGTTGTCTCATTTGGCTGTTCTCAAACTAGCAAAGGAGAACAAATATGAAAATGTGCTCATTTTGGAAGATGATTTTACATTTTTGGTATCCAAGGATGAATTCGAACAAGAGTTGTCTTCATTTTTCAATTTGAAAATACATTTTGATGTATTAATGCTGTCCTACAACTTGTATGAGGGCGAGGATACCGAATATGGGTTCATAAATAAAGTTAAGGATGCGCAAACGGCATCTGGATATCTAGTCAATAAACATTATTATGATATATTGATAGATCTGTATGAGTGGGCAATGCCGTTACTAGAGCAAACCAAACAGCACTGGATTTATTGTAATGACCAAGTATGGAAACGATTACAAGGAAAGGATACTTGGTATTCTTTTACCAAGCGAATTGGAAAACAGGCGCCTGGGTATAGTGATAATGCCCAACAATTTTTTGATTACGATGTATAATGATTACGCTGTATAAAAATAATCATTATAAATAGTCTTATTTATGTGTCGCTTTTACACCTTTTAACATTTCAAATGCCGATTATATAGGTAATTTATTTTTATTATAAATCTTTATCTATAATTGTTAAATCTTATAATATATATATATATATTATGAAATATCTTTTTATTGATATACGTAAAAGTGATGAAGTTTATTCTAGACATTTTGACCAATCACAAGAGTATAGTTTTTATAACATTCCGATGAATATGATAAGATTCAATGCTAAGACAATTATAAACCATTTAGAATATTTTGATGAAATATATATTGTATGTCAATCCGCAAGTAGGTCTCAGTTTATTAAAAATAAATATTTTAATAATGATAAAAGAATTAAAGTGAGTGAGAAACTTCAGTTTTCCAATTTAAAATATGGTTTAAATAATATTTCTGTAAATGAAAATACTGATATGAGAATAAATATTGTTGGAAGTAATTCATTTAATTTTTATAGTGTTATGAGAATTATTCAGACAATAATGGGAATAATAATGATATCAGTAGGAATATACATTTATATTCAATTAAGTAAAGAAAAATTATTAAAGAAAATTAATATTTTACCATTAATCGTTTTAGTCTCATTTGGTAGTATGGCTCTTTATAATGGATTAACTTCAACTTGCTCAATATCTATCTTACTTAAAGACTATTTAAATTAAATAATCGGCATTTGAAATGTTAAATGGTGTAAAAAAAGCGAGCAAAATTTTGTTCCCCACGGGGGCTTAACCCCCCCCCCTTTTCCTCCACTTTTCCTCCACTTTTTTCAAAAGTGGATTTCCAAGAGGGAGACCGTAACAATAACATTTTTTTGGCTCCACCTTTTCTAAAGGTGGGTTACCATTTGGTCGCCTTTTTTACATTAATTTTGGGTCCAGCACCTCGTTTTTTCGCATTTCCCGGGTCATATTTATCATCTTCTTCGTCTGAGTTGAACCCTTTGGACAATTCCCAGAACTCCTTTGACCCTAATTTGAAGTCATTATGATTATCGGCCTTATACCAGAACACCTGGTCCTGTAATTTGTTCGATTTTGAGTTGTTATTTATCACAAGACACTCATAATTCTCTGTGCATTGGTCCATGACTTGACAAAAGGACTCGAATGTGGGGAACATCCCCGCATAATTGTCATAGATGCGCCTTCGATTCGCTATGTAGGGCTCGCGCAAAATAAAAACGTAATCAATATTAGTCCTTAATACCGGCGGAACTCCTAACGGGTATTGCATAGTTATGATTAACATTATCTTCCAATGTCTCATTGGATACCATTCTCTATTAGGCATTTCTTCCTAACGTCATTGAATTTATGCTTTTTAAATGGGCATAACATGCTCTCGCATGGGATTAGACTATATCTTAAGGCTTCATCGGAAATGGTTAGTTTCCTCCGCCCCACGGGCATTTAGTCGTTGAACAATCTTCATACCCTTACCATATTGGGTTTAGAAGACTTGCTGCGGGTTGTCTCTATTTTATACCTTTTTACTATACCTTATGTGATTAGCATAAGCCACCAATGTATTTCTACAATGGTTTAGTAGCATAAACCTAACAAGATGTCTCCGCAATTTGGACGTGTCGCGTATTATACAAATACACTAGCCTAACTTTTGGTTAGACTACGGCAAACATTTCACCGTTCATGAATAGGAGCCGCATCATCTTATCGCGAGACCATGAGTCATCATACAAGCAATCATCTAAAATAACAAATGCGCGGGGGTCGATTGTGCTTCGTTTATATGTTTCGACTTCCTTTTTGATTTGTTTCAAAACAGTTTTTTGTCGTTTTAAGATATTTTCAATAATAGCAGTATTGTATTCATTGTGAATGAACAATTTTGGGACCATTTTTCCATAAAATCCGTTACCTTCTTCGGTTCCAGATATGACAGTTCCAATTGGTATTTCCTGGTGATAATATAGGAGGTCGCGAACAAGGAAACTCTTACCTGTATCACGACGACCAATAAGGACAACGACGGGCCCTTTTGATTCATTTGGTTTGAAACTGATATTTTTCATATCGAATTTTTTCAATTCTAGCGATGCCATTAGTAATAAAACAACAAATTATATTTTGGATACTTTAACGCAACAAAAGAAAGTATAAGTTTAAAATCATATAAAATTTATATTTTAAATAGCTAATGGCATTAGTTGTAAACTATCAAAAGAGAAAGAACGCTGAACTTTTTAAAAGTTTAGAAGGTTCGTTACTTCTCTCTAAAATACAAAATTATATCCCAATTTATAACCGTTTTTTCTCCTTGAACGATACTAATTACAACTCTATAAACTTGAATCACAAATCGCATATTTCAAATGTCAGGAAAATCAACGACAAATTTAAATGTTGTATCAAAAGCATAGAAAGGGGGAAAGAAAAAGAAAAAGAAAATGTTGACATCTTTTTCAAAATGGCTCCACTGTTAGACCCCTTTAAATATTTGATTGGGAAATATGATACAAATGATCCAAACTTATTGACGTTACCAGATAATACCTCAACGGAAACAAGTGTTAACCCCAAATATGTAGATGTAAACAACTCAGCATATGTTGACGGGTTATTTCTGTATGTAACAAATTTTCTGTTACACGAGCACGGATTTATAAACGGCGTTGATTATTATGGTTCATTTCTTGCTATCAAAAATGACTTTAAGTTGAACATTTTTGATGACATTGATTTTTTGAACGAGTCGTCGTTCTTTAAAAAAAACAGAAATATTCTATACAAGGTTGATGATTTTGACAATTTCTTTGACATCGATAACAACAGCGTTGCTTTAAAACCGATTAAAATCCAACATAATACTAGTGCGGGATCTTGTATTTCCTTAAAATCATTGAATGGGGAGTTATTTGAAAACATGTTTGATGATAACAATATGACCGCAAGTGAAACGACCGCAAGTGAAACGACCGCAAGTGAAACGACCGCAAGTGAAACGACCGCAAGTGAAACGACCGCAAGTTTTGACGCGATGACAGTTGTCGAGTTAAATGATATCTCTTGTGTGAATGATATCCAAATAACTACACTGAGAAGTAATTCGAGCTGTTCATCAACATCGTCACATACTAACGACGGAGACGATGACACAGAAGACAACACAGAAGAAAATAATAAAGAAGACAGCGATACAGAGTGGAGTGATGAATCCTCGTATACCGAAGAAGTAATTGAAGCAACAATACCCAAGTTCCCAGTACAGGTAATTTGTATGGAGAATTGTGAAAACACGTTTGACGACCTTATTTTAAATAATGAACTTTCGAATGATGAATGGTTTTCGGCTTTGATGCAGATTATAATGATTTTAATCACATATCAAAAGACATTTTCGTTTACCCACAATGACCTTCATACAAACAACGTAATGTATAATCAAACGGACAGGAAATTCATTTATTATTTGTATGGAAAGAAATATTATAAAGTGCCAACATTTGGTCGAATCTTCAAAGTCATTGATTTTGGACGGAGTATATACAAGGTAAATGGTAAGGTGTTTTGTAGCGACAGCTTCAAAATTGGGGGTGATGCTGCGACACAATATAATACAGAGCCCTTTTTCAATGATAAAAAGGCCCGCCTAGACCCCAACTTCAGTTTTGATTTGTGTAGACTGGCGTGTTCCATTTACGATTATGTGATCGACGACGCAAAACAAATCAAAAACCCAGTCCACAAGGTGATATATGATTGGTGTCTCGACGACAATGGTTGTAATCTTCTCTATAAAAATAATGGGGTCGAACGATATCCAGAATTCAAACTCTACAAGATGATTGCCAGGTGTGTTCATAATCATACTCCCCAATTACAATTGGACAGACCTGAATTTAAAAAATATGAATTCACTGGAAAAGTCAAGGGAGATATAGTTGACATTGATAAAATGCCTGTGTGCGTATAATTATCTTTTAGAAATCCACTTTTTTCACGAAGTAATGGAAAGCGGAGCAAAACAAATATGGGGGTTTTTAAGCCCCGCGGAGAACAAAACTTTGCCCGCTTTTTTTACACCTTTTCTCTTTGAAAACGCCCATTCTGGAGCGTTTTCATCAGCGAAAAGTAACGGTTCCATGCGCATCTTCGATGCGCAAAGGTTTAAATCTTTTGGCTTCTTGCTTCGCTAAACGCTTTTTTCACAAAGTTATGAAAGGTGGATTACAATATACTGATAATACATTTAGCATATTGTAATACAACAATCCTTTAGAAAATCAACCTTTTCAAAAAAGTTGATTTTTAATATGAAAAATAATAATATTTTGTTCAATTAGATGGACAACTATGGTTTTATAATAACAAGACACGTGAATTCTGCGAAAACAAACAAATACTGGAATAATTCCATTCGTTGTATACGGCGATTTTACCCGTACAAGAAAATTGTTATCATCGATGACAATAGTAACCTCGAGTTTTTGACCGCGGAAAATGATTATACCAATGTGGAAATTATCCAATCGGAGTTTTGTGGTCGCGGAGAATTACTCCCGTATTACTATTATCAAAAACACAAATGGTTTGAAAACGCAGTTATAATACACGATAGTGTTTTTTTTCACAGACGCTTCAGCTTTGAACGAATTATAGGTCTTCGAGTATTACCACTGTGGTCATTTGAATCTGATAAAGAAAACAGGCCCAACACATTGCGTATAGCGAATAAATTAAAAAATGGGTATGTGATCAAAAAAATGCTGTCACATGAGTTCGAGTCTAAATTTTTCTTGAATGAAGACAAATGGAACGGTTGTTTCGGTGTTCAAAGCTTTATAAATCATTCGTTTTTACAATCCCTGGAAAGGAAATATGGCATTTCAAATATGATAGAAGCCGTCAAATGTAGGGCCGATAGATGTTCGCTCGAGAGAATATTTGGGGCGCTATTCTGTAAAGAATGTAAAGAAGTAGTCAAGTTAAAATCACTATTTGGAAATATCATGAAATACCAATCTTGGGGATATACATATGATAACTACGAAACAGATTTGAAACGAAACAAAATACCCAAACCAATTGTAAAGGTGTGGACCGGGCGATAAAGTCGCTTTTGAAAAAAGCGAGCAAAATTTTGTTCCCTTTTTCCAAAAGGGAGTTACACTCAGTGCGTCGCCAAAAACATATTATTAACTCCGCTAACCTGGACAATATTGTATGATAACTGCTTGATAAAATCAAATAAATCATCATTTCTATCGTTTGATTCAAACAAAATTGTTGGGTAGTTTGAGTTTTTCAGCGTTTCGACCGCACCCTTCAAAACATTCAACTCATTCTCCTCTACATCCATTTTAATAAACCCAATATTTTTAAGTCCAAGACTGTCAAGTGTTCGAATAGTAACCGTCTCAGTTGTTAATACCTGATTTTGATTCTTTATAAGCGTTGACCCTCCTCCGTCATTGCTTACAATGAATAACTCCTTTTCACCAACCTGTTCAGGTGATCCCAACCCAAAATTAAGACACGTAACATTTTTCAAATTCGAAAGGGCGACACTTCCACACAAAGAGTAGTATGTCATTCTTTGGGGTTCAAATGAATACACCTGTTGACTTCTATTTGCCAAACAAAGTGAATATGTGCCGCTGTGAGCTCCAATATCTAAAGTAGTTTTGTTACTGAAACAAAACTGCTTTGACCACTCCATCAAACTTGATTCAAACAAACCATGGTTTGAATAATAACTCAAATTATTTGACGGTAGAATAAACATCAATTTATCCATATTAATAATCTGGTTGTTTCGATTATCAGTAACATCTTCGTCCTTAGACTTAGTTAGTATAAAATATTCACAGGACATTGATTTTATACTAAGTATACCTTTATATCATTGTTTCTAAAACTCTGGATTGTCTGTAAACACTTGTTGTGATACCGTGCCTTCGCCGCTCATCGGCTTCAACTGTTCCATAACAAAAATACCAAAAACAACACTAAAATAAACCAACAACGCATCACGTATTAATAATTTG